GAAGGGTGCGCTCGCTATCTGGCTGAACCAGTGAGGGACAATCCGTATGTGAATGTCCCTCATGCGGACTATCTGTGCGACGACTATTTTGATTTCCAGATACCTGTGGAGCGTGATGAAGATGGAACAATTGGAATTAGATTTCGGTGACGAGCATCGCCTTGCGGCGATAGCTCAGAACGGTAACACGGGGGAACACTATGACATGGTGAACCACCCACCACACTACACCTCCCACCCATCAGGGATTGAGTGCATAACGGTGACAGAACACATGACGTTCTGTATCGGCAACGCCATCAAATATCTGTGGCGTGTAGGGCTGAAGTCCGACAATGCGATCCAAGACTTGGAGAAAGCACGGTGGTATATCGACCGTGAGATCGCACGGAGAAAAAAGAAATGATGGCCTTCCTGTTTTTCGTAGGGTTGGGTTTTGCTGTGACGTTCATGGTTGTCGAACTGGCCGAGTGGTTCAGGAGAAACGAATGAGACTCGCCCATTCGTACTCATCCATAAAGCTGTTTGAGAACTGCCCGCAACGGTACTACCGCCAGCGGATTATCAAGGACATCAAGGACGAGTCCAGTGATGCCAGTGTGTACGGGGATCGCGTACACAAGATGTTGGAGGAACGACTCAAGAGTGACACGGAGTTACCGCAGGAGGTCGAGCGGTATGAGTCACTGTGTCGTGCTGTCGAGAAGCTGGTGGCTATCGGTGGGCAACTGCACATCGAGAAAGAACTTGTCCTGACAGAGAACCTGACACCTACCGGTTGGTGGGATGGCGATGCGTGGCTCCGCTCCAAGCTGGACGTGCTGATCATCCACGGCACAACGGCTGTGGTCATGGACTGGAAGACTGGCAAGCGGCGTCCTGATTTCTTCCAGATGCAGATGTTCGCGGCGCAGGTATTCAAGCACTACCCAGAGGTGATGACGGTCAAGGCTACGCTTGTCTGGCTGAAAGACATGGCGATGGACACTGAAATCTACAAGCGTGAATACGTTAATAGTGTATGGGCCGACATCATGCGGCGCATCAAACGTATATACGATGCACTGGAGCATGACACATGGCCGGCGAAACCCAGTGGGTTATGTAACTACTGCCCTGCGAAACACGACTGCAAATTCTCACAGAAGTAACTTGACGGAAGTGTAACGCTATGGCTAGACTAACTCCAGAAAGTAAAGTTAAGGCGAGGATTACCACGTTACTGAAGAGTTACGGTGTGTGGTATTTCTTTCCAGCGATGAATGGCTTTGGTACGGCAGGTGTCCCTGACATTATCTGCTGTGTCGATGGGATATTCGTCGGAGTCGAAGCGAAGGCAGACAAAACCAAGAAGCCTACCAAGTTGCAGGTACTATGCGGCGAACGCATACAGGCAAGCGGGGGCTACTGGATGGTAGTTTGTGACGAGGATTCGATTAAAAAATTGGAAGACCTGATATGCGTATTGTTGAAAACGCGAGGGCAATCGCTCTCAAATTGAATAACCCTAACAGGGTGCTAGACAGCATACCCACGGCGAAGCCTCTGAGTCATGCAGGTATTGACTTGGCGGTGGTGCCTCATCGTCTCGATGAGGTGCGGGTACTGCGGAACCTTGGTATCAAGGCTCCGTCACCGATCCTGCACTACTACAACTGGCCCGGTCAGTACAAACCGTATGACCACCAGCGTGAGACGGCGGCGTTCCTGACGCTACACCGGCGTGGGTTGGTACTGAACGACATCGGTACGGGCAAGACCATGAGTTGCCTGTGGGCGGCTGACTACCTCATCCGTACCAAGGCAGTCCGTAAGGTGCTGATCCTCTCCCCGCTGTCCACACTGCAACGGGTGTGGGGTGATGCGATCTTCACCAACTTCATCGACCGTGAGTTTGTTGTACTGCACGGGTCGGCAGAGCGCAGGAAGAAGTTACTGGCTACTGATGTGGACTTCTACATCATCAACCACGATGGTTTCCCGATCATCGCCGACAGTACGATAGGTATGTTTGACCTTGTGATCGTGGACGAGGCGGCGGTTCTGCGTAACGCCCAGACCCAACGGTACAAGATGTTTGCCCGTTACATGGACAAGAGTCCGGAGTCGTGGCTATGGTTGATGACTGGGACGCCGACACCCAACGCACCTACCGATGCGTGGGCTTTGGCCAAGCTGGTGCAGTCGCCGTTCTGTGCGAGGACATACACTGCGTTCCGTGATCAGGTGATGCACAAGGTCACACAGTTCAAGTGGATACCCAAGCCTGAGTCCGTGGAGATCGTGAAGCACGTTCTCCAGCCGGCAGTGCGGTACACACGGGACGAGTGCCTTGACTTGCCTGACACGGTTATCCAGACACGGCAGGTGGCCCTGACTCCCGAGCAGAAGAAGCACTACCAGACTATGCTCAAACATTTCTCCGTGCAGATGGCATCCGAGGGGTCTATCACTGCGGTCAACGAGGCGGTGAAGTTGCAGAAGCTGGTGCAGATCGCTTGCGGTGTGGCCTACGGCGATGATGGGCGGCACATTGAACTCGACGCATCGCCACGGGTGAACTTGGTACGGGACTTGATCGAAGAGGTGGGTGAGAAGGTCATCGTGTTTGTGCCACTGACCGGCACACTGCACATGCTGGAGAAGGAATTATCCAGATATTTCACGGTGGCTGTGGTAAACGGGGAGGTGTCTGCCACCAAGCGGTCGGAGATATTCCGACAGTTTCAGGATGAGCGTGACCCTCATGTACTGATTGCACACCCCGGCACGATGGCACACGGTCTGACGCTGACCACGGCTTCTACGATTATCTGGTATGGCCCGAGCAACAGTAATGAGACATACCAGCAGGCCAATGGTCGCATCGAACGTATCGGTAAGAAGCACGTCTCCAACGTAATACATATTGAGGGGACAGAGTTGGAGGCGAAGATGTACGAACGCCTCCGTAACAAACAGAAACTACAGGGCTTACTGCTCGACTTGATCCAAGAACAAACGAGGAAATAACAATGGATGATATGTCTCCCGACCAGTTTATGGAGGGGGTATCGGATCGCGCTGGTAAAGTCCAAGACCTTATCCCCGCCGTTATGACGGTAAACGAATTGATACTGTGGACATCCGCACTCCTGCGAACCAGTGCTGAACTGGTGCAGTGCGCGGGTTTCGATAGATCAGCAGTCGTGAAGATTTTTGAAGACTACCTCGCACAGGTAGAGCAACTGGCAAAAGACGGCGTATATACACAGGAGCGAATACACTAATGAGTGTCACAGTGGAGCAAGCAATCGGCGCATACATGAAGTTGCGCCTACAGAAAGAAGAGATCGAAGGTCAGGTCAAGACGCAAGTCGCCGAGATCAAGGCCAAGATGGAGAAGCTGGAAGCGTGGATCAAGGAACAGGCTGACGCCCAAGGCGTTACCAGTTTCAAGACCAAGGCCGGCACGGCGTTCCTGACGACTGCGGACTTTGCGACCGTGGCCGACTGGGATGCACTGCTCAGTTTCATCCGTGAGAACGAGGCTTTCGATATGTTTGAGAAGCGCGTCAGCAAGATTGCTGTGCGTGGCTACATCGAAAAGTTGAAAGCTGTACCGCCCGGTGTCAACTACGGCACCAAACTTGAAGTCAACATCCGTAAACCAACTGCTAAGGTAGAGTAAAATGAGTAACCTCATTCCCGCTAACGTCAAAGTCCCCGCCCATCTTGTGGCTCGTATGAACCAACCTTCCGCTCTCGCCCAGTCCATGACTGGCGGTCTCGGTGGTGGTGAGTCCTTCCCCCGTATCTCCATCAAGGGCGGTCGCTTCCGCATCAAGGAAGGCGATGTCGAGACTATCCTCGACTCGACCAAGCTGGACGTGGTCATCGTGGGTGCCAACCCCAAACTTTCCAAAACTTATTACGCCAAGGAGTGGACGAAGGATGCAGAACCCGCCGCGCCAGACTGCTTCTCCCTCAACGGAACCAGCCCCGATGCGTCCGTGGAGAACCCGCAAAATGATCTCTGCGCCACATGCCCACACAACGCATGGGGATCAAAGACCACTGCCAACGGCCAGCAAGTTAAGGCTTGTTCTGATCAGAAGCGGCTTGCTGTCGTGGCGGCGGATGATCCAAGCGGCCCTGTGTATCTGCTTTCTGTTACTCCTGCGGCTCTCAAAGGGCTGAACACCTACCAGAAAGAACTCTCCATGCGTGGTATCCCGCCCGAAGTGGTCAAGACCCGTGTGTCTTTCGACACTGACGCGAGCTTCCCCAAGCTGGTGTTTGGTTTCGGCGGCTTCCTCGACGAGGATACCCAAGCTATCGTTGACGAGTTGTTCGGTACGGACAAGGTGAAGGAGATCACTGGCGAACTGGTCAAGGCACAACCCGTGCAGATTCAGGCACCCCGTCAGTCTCCGGTCAAGCCGGCACCCGTGGCCGAGAAGCCCGCTCCCAAGGCCAAGCCTGCCCCGTCAGTCTTTGCCACAGAAGAGGAAGAGGAAGTGCCTGCTACCCCTGCACCCGCCGCTCCCAAGCGCGGCTTCGGTGCCAAAGCAGAGGCTCCTGCGGCGGCTGAGAAACCAGCACCCAAGGCCAAGGCGGCACCCAAGGCTGAACCCGCTGGTTCTTCACTGGCTGACGAGATTGCCGCACTGATTGGCGAGGTGGCCGACGATGAGTAAACCCATCGACTTCACGAAGGTGGAGTCGCTGAGGCGTCACATGCTCCTGACGCAAGCTGATATGTCGGTTATCTTGTCTGTCTCACGGATGACGTACTACTCTTGGGTGGGGGGTAAACCCCTACGCAAGAATAATGAGGTCAAGGTCAAAACTACAATCAAGAAGTTGTTGTCAGTTATGACCAAGCATGGTTGGCCCATGCCGGAAATCTGTGCGATGGATCAGAAAGGCCGGCGACAGCGGCTCTTGGAACTACTGGCCGACGAACAATAACTATAGGGGGGAGTCGCCTCCCCCCATTGGGAGCAATATGGACACGCTGAGTTTTCTTCAGCGGGTTCTTCCAACTGACGGGCTGTACTGCGCCATGTTCCTGCAAGACGGGGCGGCGCGGCATGGTTTCTTCGGCTCTGTGGAGGGGCTTGCAGAGGCGTCGACTAAACTCGACGCACTAGGATTGAATGTTTATTACGCGGTCTCGACCTTCAATGGGAAGAGACGCAAGCAGGACAACGTCTGCCAAACCAAGGTCATCGCCGTCGATCTCGACGTGGGTGAGGGGGAGAAGAAGTACCCCACATGGCAGGCGGCGCTGAAAGATTTAGGTCGGTTCATCACACAGGTGGGACTTCCCAAACCTGTGGTAATTCATTCTGGCGTGGGACTGCACGTCTACTGGGTACTCAGCGAAGCGCTGGTGCCCGCGCAGTGGCAACCTCTGGCAAGCGCCATGAAAGCCTGTGCCCTTGGTAATGGCCTGCGGATTGACCCGTCAGTGACAGCAGACAGTGCCCGTGTTCTACGGGCTATCGGGACGACAAACCGCAAGAATGACCAGCAAGTACGCTTACTGATCGACGCCCCTGACGTGGACGTTGACGACCTGACAAGTTGTTTTGGTACGAACGCCCCTGTCTCAGTACGCCCTGCACCACAGCGGTCGTCTGGACTGGCTGACTCACTGGCGGTCAAGTACGAGTTCCCACCGGCCAACGCCGAGACCGTGGTCAGCAAGTGCGCTCAGTTACGGTGGGCAGTCGAGAACCAGAAAGATGTTCCTGAACCATTCTGGTATTCCATCATGGGTATCGCGGCGTTCTGCCATGACCCAGAGGCGACAGCCCTGCGGTGGAGCAGTGACCACGAAGACTTCGACCCCAACTCCACACTCCGCAAGATGTACCAGTGGCAGAAGGCGGCGACAGGGCCGACAACCTGTAGCCGACTGGAGGCAGAGCGACCAGCAGGGTGTAAGGGTTGCCCTTACAAGGGCAAGATTGGTTCCCCCACCCGCCTCGGTGCCCAGTTCGACGAGGTAGCCGCGCCGACCAACGCCCCTGACCAGACGGCACTGGCAGTCCCAGTACCCAAGCCGTTCAAGCGGACGGCGTCTGGTATGAAGTTGACGATTGATGATACGGACATAGACATTTGTCCGTTTGATATATACCCAGTATCCTACGGTCGTGATGACTCGCTGTCCTATGAGGTGGCACGGTTCAGTTGGAACCGCCCACACATAGGCTGGCAACCGCTGGTACTAAGACACGCATATCTTGCAGACGGACACCGTGAATTCTCGTCGGCCATCGCTGACCAAGGGATAGTCCTCTACAACAAGAAGCAGACGGAGTACTTTCAACTCATGCTCAGGTCATACCTAGAGTCCCTGAAACAGACGCGCACGATGACCAACCTCTACGCCACGATGGGCTGGAAGGAGAAGTTCTCGGAGTTCGTCATAGGTAACACCATCATCCGGCGTACTGACACGGGTGTGGTTGAGGACAGTATCAATCTGTCGTCCGGCTCACAGAAGCTAGGCAACGAACTCTGGACGCAGAGCGGGACGCTTGAAGACTGGGTGGCGTTCACCAACCTGCTCCAGAAGGCACAGATGCCGTGGCATATGTTCGCCCTTGCCGTGGGTATCTCCGCTCCGCTGTACGCCTTCACCGGTCTCAAGGGTATGACCCTCTCGCTCTACGGCCCGACCGGCGGCGGCAAGACGCTCGTCCAGTACTGGCAACAGTCCGTATGGGGTAGCCCCGAGAAGCTACACTTCACCGCCAAGTTCACACAGAACGCTTTGTTCTCACGCCTTGGTCTGTACAGCCACCTGCCCATGACCATCGACGAAGCCACGATGGTGGACGACAAGGACGTGGGTGA